TTATGGAGACAGAGAATGATGCTATTGTTGTGGCTTCTTTTGGGACTTTTTCTACTGGAATTAACATTAGGAATTTGCATAATATTATATTCGCATCTCCGTCAAAGTCAAGAGTTCGAAATCTTCAGTCGATTGGACGATCTCTTAGACAGTCGGAGGGAAAAGAAATGGCAACGCTCTATGATATTGCAGACGACCTCAGACACAAAAAGAAAATGAACTTTACACTGCAACATTTCGTGGAAAGAGTGAAAATATATAATGAAGAGAAGTTCTCTTTCAAACTTTATAACATAGGATTAAAAGATGGAAAATAACATTCACATTGTCAGATTTAAAGATGGTACTGATGTTATTTGCGTTATGGAAGAACTCGATTCATTCCAAATTAAAATTACTAACCCTATGATGTTTGAGGTTAGGAATTCAAACTTGCTTTTACAACATTGGTTACCTGTAGACATTATGAAAAGTGATTCAGTAGCAATTAACAATGAAGATGTTCTTTGTGTTTTTGAACCAACCGATGAATTTACAGAATACTATCTGAATACTGTGGTTAAGATGGCAGAAATTCTAAGAAATAGATCCAAAGTAAAAGAAGAGGATCTTAATATGATGGAAGTCTTAAAAGAAATGGAATCAATTAAAGGTAATTTATTACATTAATATCATCGGGGCTACACCGTGAAATGTATCACATGTCAAGCCCTTTGTCAACAACTTTTTATGGTATACTTGAATGAACAAACAGAAACACTACATCAATAATGAAGATTTCCTAAAAGCACTGATTGCATACAAGGAATTGTGTGTGGAAGCCGAGAAGAACGGCAAATCAAAACCCAACATACCAAATTACATTGGTGAATGTTGGATGAAAATTGCTGAAGGTCTGTCACACAAACCAAACTTCATCAACTATACTTACCGAGATGAAATGATTTCGGATGGCATTGAAAACTGCCTGATGTATTTTGAGAACTTTGATCCGAATAAATCCAAAAACCCGTTTGCTTACTTTACTCAAATCATTTACTATGCGTTTCTGAGAAGGATCCAAAAGGAAAAGAAACAACTGTATGTGAAGTACAAGTCGACCGAACAAATTGGTATTCTGGATGAATTTGAAAATATGGAGTTTGAAGATGGTACAAGCAAACAGTTTGAACTGTACGACAATATTGCCGAGTTTATTGAGAACTATGAAGTTGCCAAGAAAACCAAAAAAGAATTGAAGTCAGTAAAGAAACCCAAAGGTATTGAAAAATTTATGGAGTAATTATGAAAATAGGATTTACATGTTCATGTTTTGATCTGTTTCATGCAGGTCACGTAATGATGCTCAAAGAGGCAAAGACTCAATGTGATTATTTGATTGTGGGATTACAAACTGATCCAACGATTGATAGAAATTGGAAAAATAAACCTGTTCAATCGGTATTGGAAAGATTCATTCAGTTGGATGCTTGCAAATACGTGGATCAAATTGTACCATATGCCACAGAAAAGGAACTGAAGGACATATTGACTTCTTATCCAATTGATGTTAGAATCATCGGAGAAGAGTATCGTGACAAACAATTTACTGGTCATGATCTATCAATGGAAGTCTATTTCAATAGTAGACAACACAGTTTTTCAACAACCGAATTACGTCACCGGGTAACAGAGTCCACAAGTAAATGAAAATTGCGATAATAACTGATCAACATTTTGGTGCAAGAAATGATTCGGTACACTTTTTAGATTTCTACGAAAAGTTTTATAGAGACACATTCTTTCCAAAATTAAAGGAAGAAAAGATTCAATCTGTATTGATTCTTGGTGACACATTTGATCGTAGGAAATACATCAACTTCTATTCTCTAAAACGTGCCAAAGAAATGTTCTTTGAACCACTGGCACAATTGGGAGTTGATGTGCATATGTTGGCAGGCAATCACGATACCTATTTTAAAAATACCAACGATGTAAATTCGGTTGATCTTTTACTTGGTGAGTATGCGTCTTCATTTAATATCATAGATCACCCGGCAGAAATATATGTGGGACCCCATAAAATCTGTATGATGCCTTGGATCTGCCCGGAAAATTATGAAGACTCAATGAAGATGTTGCAAGAAACAGATGCAAAGTACTGCATGGGACATTTTGAAATTTCTGGATTCGCCATGTATCGCGGTATGCCATCCGAAGGAGGATTAGATCGTGGCATTTTTAGAAAGTTCTCTCATACTTTTTCTGGGCATTATCATCATAAGTCTACTGCGGATGATATCCACTACGTTGGAAACCCATATGAACTTACTTGGCAAGATTACAATGATCCTCGCGGGTTTCATATTTTTGACATTGATAGTGAAAGACTGGATTTTGTAAAGAATCCAAATGTGATGTTTCACCGCATTAAGTATGATGACAAAGAAGAAACGATCACTGAAATCAATGACAAAGACTTGTCAGTTTATAACGGCACTTATGTTAAAGTGGTTGTAATCAACAAAACGAATCCGTACTTGTTTGACAAGTTTATGAATAACTTGTATAATGTCAATCCAATTGATATTACTATTGCTGAAGACTTCACTGACCTGAACGAAGGCGTTGAAGAAAATATGGTAAATCAAGCCGAAGACACCTTAACCATACTCAACAAATATGTTGATGCAATTAAGGAAGATAGCATAGATAATAATGAGTTGAAAAAATTATTGAAAGAACTCTACGTAGAGGCATTGAATACTGAGAGAGCATGATACTATTTCGTAAAATCCGTTGGAAGAATTTACTGTCTACCGGTAATTCTTTCACCGAAATCAATTTCACCAGATCAACAAACACACTGATTATTGGTCAGAATGGTGCAGGTAAGTCCACCATTCTTGATGCATTGTGTTTTGTTTTGTTTGGTAAACCATTCAGAAAAATAAACAAACCACAACTATTAAACTCTATCAATGGTAGAGATGCAGTGGTTGAAATAGAATTTTCTATTGGTAAAAAATCATACAAAGTTGTTCGTGGTATTAAACCCAACATCTTTGAGATTTATGTTGATGGTGTTCTGCTGAACCAAGATGCAGCTGCAAAAGATTATCAAGAAGTACTAGAGAACAATATTCTCAAATTAAATTATAAATCTTTCACGCAGGTTGTTATCCTTGGTTCAGCTTCTTTCGTTCCGTTCATGCAGTTGTCCGCTGCAGATCGTAGGACAATTATCGAAGACCTACTAGACATTCAAATTTTCTCCTCAATGAATTCGGTTGTGAAAGAGAAAATGTCTACAATCAAAGATGATATTATCAAAGTAAAATTTGATATCAATCTGGTCGAAGAAAAAATTAAGTTTCAGAAACAAAATATTGAAGATCATCGTTTACGCAATGATGTTGAGATTGAGAACAAGAGAAATGAAATTGTTACCTCAGAGGAACAAATTACCAAAATTACTAAAGACATTTCTCTTATACAAAAACATGTGGACGTTTTAACTTCCAAAGTTGGTGATGGCAAAGATAGTCTGGATAAAAAGTCTAAAAAACTAATTCAGCTAGAAGCCAAGATTGAAAACAATATTTCAAAAAATGAAAAGGATATTGAGTTCTATGAAAAAAATGACAATTGCCCAACATGTAAACAGTCTATTGAAACACATTTCAAAGCTGAGCAAATCCAAGAAAGAAAAGATAAAGTCGTCACACAACAAAAGGGTCTTGAGGAAATTAAGGCAGAGATCGGTAAAATTACAAAGCGAATGAATGATGTTGCCGCTGTGTTGAAACATATCAATGCACACAATGGCGAAATTATTAAACACAACTCAACAATATCCGCTATACAACAGTATATTACCAAACTGAATAAAGAGATTGTTGGACTATCTTCAACCAAAGATAATCTGGAAGAAGAGAATCAGAAGTTGAAGGATTTGAAAAGTGAATTGGCCACATATACTGAATCATATGAAAAACTTATTTCACTGAAACATTACCATGAATATGCCAGCACTCTACTGAAAGACACTGGTATCAAAACGAAGATCATCAAACAGTACTTACCGATTATGAACAAGTTGATCAACAAGTACCTGTCTTCAATGGACTTCTTTGTCAACTTCAATATCAACGAAAACTTTGAAGAGACAATCAAGAGTCGGCACCGCGACGAATTTTCATATGCCAATTTCTCTGAAGGTGAAAAACAAAAGATTGATATGGCATTGTTATTAACTTGGCGTCAAGTTGCCAAATTGAAGAACAGTACCAATACCAATCTGTTGATACTGGATGAAATCTTTGATAGTAGTTTGGATACGGCTTCTGTTGAACTGTTGATGAACCTATTGAAAGAGTTGTCTTCTGATACAAACGTTTTTGTCATCTCACACAAAGGTGATCAATTGTTTGATAAATTCCGTTCTGTTATTAAGTTTGTAAAGAAGAATAATTTTTCTGTGATTGAAAAATAAAAGGAAACAAAATGAGTACTGATGAAGTTGTATTATACGATACACAAGAACAAAGTAAGATTGCGTCAACCGCACCAATCTTTAAACTTGCTCCTCCCGATTGGCCAACTCTTTATCAAGTTTTGCCGGAGTTTGACTTTAAGAAACCGCCCGTTAATCCGGCAGAGTTTGCTTCTTCTTTGGTGGAAACCTGTAAAGCAAATAACGGACTAGGGCTTTCTGCCAATCAGTGTGGTTATACACATCGTGTTTTTGTTATGGGTACAGGCGAAGAATATGTCGCATTCTTTAATCCCGAATTGATTGCTTTTGAGGGTGAAGTTCACATGGATGAAGGATGCCTTTCTTTTCCAATGTTGACATTAAAAGTAACAAGACCAAAATCAATTCAGGTAAAATACCAAGATTTCAAAGGCGAAACACATACCAAAACTTTTGAAGGATTAACCGCCAGGTGTTTCCTGCACGAACTTGACCACATGAATGGAATCGTGTATACTGATAGAACTAAACCTCTTGCATTACAACTTGGTCTGAAAAAACTCAGCAAGTTGAACAAGAAGATGATTAAGTTCCAAAAGTACAATCTATCAAAAAAGAAATAATTAATGGCTACCAAAAAAGTATATCCACCATTTGAAGAACAGTGGCGGAATTGGCAGGTTCAAAATGAACCGGAGCGTTTCACTCATATAGATACCGAGAAACTGAAACAATCTTTGGTTGACGATTTGACGAAGGCATCCAACATGGATGTTCGTGAATATACTTTATATCAAAAGTGGTGTGAGGTACATGAGAAGTATCCTACACGCGAAATCAATACACTCACAGATGGTTATCAGGTTCAATTGATTGACAACAACCAAATGAAGATGATTGAAAAAGTCAAATCAAATTTCTGGATGCCAGAAACACCAGAATGTTATGAGAAGTTGAAACCTAAAATGGTCTTGTCGAATGGACCTTTGGCAGAAACTTGGAATACCATTCGTACCTTTTCTTCAACAATGAAGAATAATTCAAACATTGGTCGAAACCTGTTCTACACCGTTCAAGATGAAGTTACAGGTAAATATCTTGGTGTCATCTGCATTTCATCCGACTTTCTTGACTTGACACCGCGAGACAAGGCAATTGGTTGGGAAAGAACCATCAAGACACAAGGCAATATGATTAATCATACTGCAATCGGTTCAACCATTGTACCTCTGCAACCGCTTGGATTCAACTATATGGGCGGCAAATTGTTGGCACTACTCTGTCTCTCTGATACTGTACAGAAAGACTGGAAGAGACAATATGGTGATGTACTCGTAGGTGTGACAACAACGTCACTGTATGGCAACACCAAATCAAATGGTCTGTCTCAGTATGACGGGCTTGAACACTGGAACAAAATGGGTTTCTCTAGTGGTTCGGTTGCATTCGAACCGACAAAGAAGACCGTTAATGCTGTTTATGATTGGGTAAAAGAAAACCACACGCAAAAATATTTCGAATGGTGGGAAGCCAAAAAACCAAATGGTTTGCCTTTTAAACGTGATCATAAAAACCGCACGTTAAATTTCGCATATCCAAAACTTGGCATTCCTAAAAACCTGGTTCGCACTGAACATCAAAGAGGCATTTATTTTTCTCCTCTTTATAATAACACCAACGAATTTCTAAGGAAAGAAATTGGTGAAAATGAATTGATCAAATCCTTCGACACCTCGGAGGAAACCCTGTCTGGTATTTGGAAAACCAAATATGCAAAAGGCAGGATTTCCATGTTGAAGAAGAAGAACAATGTCTCTTATGAGTCTTTGTTCTATGATGATTTGATCTTCTTGTCTTGGGAAGAAACCAAGGCAAAATACCTGCCACAAGTTGGCAGATAATTCAAGTATACCATGAAAATGCTTGACACGGTGTCTATATAATAGTATACTGTGAAGACTTGCAAAACGCAAGAAATTTGTTAAACCTTTGTCATTATGGAGATTACTATGACTAAATTATCCGCTAAGCAACGCCTGATCAACTTTCTGAGCAAGAAAGAAGGCTACAACACCCTCTCTACCGCACAAGCTCGTGCTCGCTTCGGCATCCAGAATGTCAGCGCTCGTATCGATGAGCTGCGTCAAGAAGGTCATGTTATCTATACAAACACCAAGACTCGCGCTGACGGTTCTAAAGTTGCCGTCTATCGTGTTGGTTCGCCTACTAAGGCTATGGTTCGTGCCGCTATCAAAGCCGGTTACAACTTCAGTGCTTAATTGACTGTTTGACTGGGAGACCACCGAAAGGTGGTTCTCCCTTTTTTTATTTTTGGAGAGATAATGGAAATTTCAATTAAAAAAGAAGAGCTTCAAAAGAAAAGTATTTTCGTTGCAACACCTATGTATGGTGGTATGAATCATGGACTGTATGCCAAGGCTTGCCTTGACTTGCAGTCAATTTGCATTCAGTATGGTGTACAAGTTAAATTTTCATTTCTCTTCAATGAATCTTTAATTACACGTGCAAGAAACTACCTTGTTGATGAGTTCTTGAATCGTTCTAACTGCACACACATGTTATTCATCGACTCCGACATTCACTTTGATCCAAAAGATGTGATTGCACTTCTTGCCTTGGACAAAGATGTTATTGGTGGTCCTTATCCTAAGAAAGCCATCAAGTGGCGTTCTGTTAAGAAAGCCATGGAGAGAAATCCAGAAATCGATGCTCAGGCCTTGGAAAAAGTAACTGGTGATTATGTTTTCAATCCCGTTCGTGGTACTGAAAAGTTTTCTGTGTCTGAACCTCTTGAAGTTCTGGAAATTGGTACAGGCTTTATGATGGTCAAACGTGAAGTTTTCCCCAAGTTCGAAGCAGCATATCCTCAACTGCGTTACAAACCAGATCACGTTGGTCAAGCACACTTTGATGGTTCACGTTACATTCATGCATACTTTGATACTATCATTGATAGTGCAGATTCTGCAACTGGTGGTGGCACAGATCGTTACCTGTCTGAAGACTACATGTTCTGTCAACTCTGGCGTAAACTTGGTGGACAAATCTGGCTCTGCCCTTGGATGCGTACTGATCACATCGGCACATATCACTTCAAGGGCGACATGCCTGCTGTTGCGAATTTTGTTGGAGAAATGTGATGATTGTAGGCCTACTTGGATTCATCGGTTCAGGTAAAGGCACAGCTGGTGACATCCTTAAAGACATGGGCTTTACTCCTTTGAGTTTTGCCAAAGGTGTTAAGGATGTTGCCGCTGAAATGTTTGGTTGGCCCAGACACCTTCTGGAAGGTGATACTGAGGCTTCTCGCAAGTGGCGGGAACAACCTGACCAATTTTGGTCCAAAGAATTTGGAAAAGAATTCACACCTAGACTCGCATTACAGTTAATGGGTACAGAAGTTGGTCGAGATGTATTTCACGAAGACTTTTGGGTCATTAAGATGAAGAGATACATCATGTCAAACCCGGAACAAAATTTTGTTATCACTGATGTTCGTTTCGGAAATGAAATGCAATTCGTACATGATCAAGGTGGCATTTTGATTGAAATACAAAGAGGCATTAAACCACATTGGTATGACATTGCAATTAAAGCAAACCGCGGTGACCAAAGAGCGGAAAGCTTTATGTTGAACCAATCCGGCATTCATGAATCTGAGTGGCGCTGGATCGGCGGACATATTGATTATATCATTGAGAATGATGGTACACTGGAGGACTTGAAGAAAAAAGTCACCAAAAAACTTGAACTTTCCTACGGTTCTAGTACAATTGAAGAAATGTAATAAGGAGTATATTATGAAATTATCGAGTGAAACACTAACAGTGTTGAAAAACTTTGCTGGCATCAATTCTGGCATTGAATTTAAAACAGGCAATAAGATTGCAACCATTTCATCAACTAAAACGGTTCTTGCAAAAGCAACCTTGCCTGATGAATTTCCACAAGACTTCTGTATCTATGATCTGAATCAGTTCCTATCGGTGTTCTCTCTGAACAAAGATACTGAATTGGATTTCGATACGCAACATGTCATCTTTAAATCTGGTCGCAGCAAAACCAAATATCGTACTACTGTAAAGACGATGATCGTTTCTCCTCCAGATAAAGAACTGAAACTACCAACAGTCGATGGTGAGTTTGTACTGAAAGATGAAGACTTGGCTCAGGCATTGAAGAATGCTGCCGTTCTTGGATCGTCACACATTGCATTCCAATCTGATGGTTCTAAAGTTGTTGTTTCGACATTCGATGCCAAGGATGATTCTGCACACACAAACACAATCGAAATCGGTGAGATCACCAACGGAAAAGTTTTCAAGGCAGTCTTTCTGACAGAAAACTTCAAGATGATTCCTGGCACCTACACTGTTGAAGTCTCGTCACAAGGGCTTGCTTCGTTCAAGAATGAAAAAGGTGATCTGCAATACTGGATTGCTATTGAAGCCAAAGAATCTAAATTCGGAGAATAACATGTTGATTTATTTTACTGATGCAATGTCTAAAAAATCCATTGCAATTAATCCTGAACACGTTATTGCTGTGTTGGAATCTCCGAACAACGAAGAAGTTCCAGGAAATACTGTTGTCAACTTGATTACTGGCACTGTTGCTCTGGAAGAAAAACTGTTGAATGTTGTTGGAATGATTAATGGAGAGCTCCACAAATGACTAAAGTGAATACACTATTTGGTTCTTATGATGAAGAACAACTCAAAAAGTTGAAGGGTTATGTTGATGAGATGGTTCTTCATATGAATCGAAATCAAGCTAACTCCGAAGCAATCAAAGATATTGTTGATGCTGCAAATGAAGAACTAAAAGTTCCTAAAAAGATTGTTAAACGCATGGCAAAAACCCAGTTCAAACAATCTTTCCACACAGAGGTTGCCGAATCTAAAGAGTTTGAAGCCCTTTTTGAATCGATGCTGGATGTAAAATGAATCCGGCAAGCAGAAGAAATTTTGCAAAGGGCCTGGGATTAACAGGCCTTTTTTTGGCTGGTGTTGCTGGTTACAAAGAAGTCAAAGAACGCATTGTTTATAAACAAGATGAACTTCCTACGGCTGATTTGGAAAAACAACTTGAAGGTAAACCTGTGTTGAAACTTCAAGCAACATATGGTGAAGAATTACCACCACAACAGAGTAGTTATGGAAACTATTTTTTTGTTGGTACGGGACCAAATTATAAACCTGGAACAGAGAAACGTGTTTCGGTGAATATTGTGCCTGGTCCTGATGGTAAACTTTACGTCAAAGAGAATGACACCTGGCGTAAAATCTGATACAATGTTATTTTATATTATGGAGAATTTGAATGAACGAACACATGTTGTGGGTGGAGAAGTATCGTCCTAAGACTATCGAGGAATGTATTCTTCCTGATGCACTCAAAAAGACATTTCAGGACTTTGTAAATCAGAAGAAGATTCCCAACCTTCTTTTGTCTGGCACCGCAGGTGTCGGTAAAACCACCGTTGCAAGAGCCCTCTGTGAAGAGATTGGATGTGATTACATCATCATCAACGGTTCTGATGAGTCCGGTATCGATGTTCTGCGGAACAAAATTAAGAACTATGCGTCCTCAATGTCCTTATCTGGTGGACGCAAAGTTGTTATTCTAGACGAAGCGGACTATCTAAATCCAAATTCAACGCAACCTGCGCTGCGTGGTGCAATCGAAGAGTTTGCTTCCAACTGCTCGTTTATCTTTACTTGCAATTACAAGAATCGGATTATCGATCCTATTCATTCTCGTTGTACAGTAATTGACTTTAAAGCCAATGGCAGCAAAGCCAAGATGGCTGCACAGTTCTTTAAACGTGTTGAAAACATCCTTCAGATTGAAGATATCACTTACGAAAAAGAAGTTGTTGCATCCGTTATCACCAAACACTTTCCAGACAATCGTAGGATTCTAAACGAACTTCAGAGATATGCTGCTGGTGGTACTATCGATAAAGGTATTCTGGCATCAGTCTCTGAAATCCGCATGACTGAGCTCACCACTGCACTCAAAGACAAAGACTTTGCATCGTGCCGTAAGTGGGTTACAAACAACCTGGACAATGATCCGACACGAATTTTCAGAAACATCTATGATGGTTTGTATGGTGTTCTAGAAGCAAACTCTGTACCTCAGATGGTTGTTATTCTGGCGAAATACCAATATCAAGCCGCTTTTGTTGCAGACCATGAGATTAACCTGATCGCATGTCTGACCGAAATCATGGTTGAGTGTCAGTTCAAATGAGCCCGTTCGATTATGTGGATCTGATTCTTCAAAAGAAGAAGGCAGAAGATGAACTGGATTTCAAGGATTACGCACCCTTTATTGTTAATCGGTCTTTGTCGTACCACCTAGATTGCGTACTTTATGCAAGCGAGATGAATCTTTGGCCAGGTATCGACAAAGATATGCAATACCAGTATTTTCTAAATAATATCAGACCCATGAAGCGTAAGTTTGCTCCATGGCAAAAGTCTAAAAAAGATGAGAATATTGATTGCGTAAAGACCTATTTTGGTTATTCGAATCAAAAAGCCAAAGAGGCTTTGCGTATTCTCACCGATGAACAAATCTCTGAAATAAGAATAAAAACAGATAAGGGTGGGTGAAATGAATGACGTTAAGAATCTGGTAGAAGTAACTTTAAAAGAAAAAGATGATTTCCTGAAGGTGCGTGAGACACTTACCCGTATCGGTGTAGCATCTAAAAAAGACAAAACTCTTTTTCAATCTTGCCACATTCTGCACAAACGTGGGCAGTACTATGTGGTACATTTCAAAGAATTATTTGCTCTAGACGGAAAAGAAACCGATATTACCGACAACGATTTGTCTCGTAGAAATGCGATTGTCAACTTGTTGGAAGATTGGGGTCTTTTAAAAATTGTCAACAAAGAGCAAACAAAAACACCAGAACCCATCTTTCTTTCTCAGGTGAAGATCATTTCACATAAAGAAAAGAATGAGTGGCAACTGGTACCGAAATACAATATTGGTAAACGTTCAAATAATTCTTGACATTCAATATAAATAATTGTATAATCCTAGTCCCATCGGGATGGGAAACTACCATACCTGTGAAGGGTAGTAAAAGAACCACAGGTGCCAATTGAAGTCTACTGCAATTGCGCTCCCTACTTGCTAGGTGATCAAGCAGTGTGCGAATGGTTTGCCCACCTTAGGGCCTGTTTGTCGCTACGGTAAAAGGCGTCCGTGTAATTACACCTCTGACACGAAAGTTCAGACCAGTATAAGGTAAGCTGGATTAACCGCAACGCCTTCGGGGTTGCAATTTTTTGTACTCGCTTAATAGGAGAACTATATGACATAC